TTTTCAAATTGTTCTGATAAGATTTTATTCCGGATTCTCGGACATCCATCCCCATCCCAACCAATTCACCTTCCGGAAGTCTTGATTGAGTTATGTTCGCACCACGCGGCATTTCGTCCCATGCGAACGTCTGGCAGATACCGTCTGTGTAATCCGGGGAATAACCAAGCAACTCTTTCACTTGATCTTTTTCAACCACACGAAATTTCCCATTAACAAACGTATACGTGATCGCGGTAATCTCACTCTTGAGTCTCGGGATATCCGGTAAACATCCGCCACGCTTAACCCATTCTGCGAACCGCATATGCATCTCGGACCGCTTATTGAAATACCGCGAGTCATCCGCTTTACCTGAAGCGTTCACAGCGATAGGAGTCATACCGCCCTGAAGCATTGAGTCAATCACAGATCCACCAAACCCGCCAGTGTCATCAACGAAGCAACATTCCCAATCCCACCGGTTCTTCGCGAGCGCTATCCGAGCCGCGATATCATTGCCGCGTGCATTACGCATTTCTTCAATCTGGAACGCTCTCAATCCTTGACGTGGCGCCAGCGTTGTTGAATCGTCACCAAACCGGGCAACGTCAACACCAAGCCGCTTTTGAGAAAACTCATAATCTTTCGGCATCATCACGCGATGCATAGCTGCTTCAACTTCGTCCGGACCAAGTAGCGCGTTGATAGATGACGGCGGGAATTTTCCAAATACGTTAATTAATACCCACGGGTTATCAGCACCATATTTTTCTATCTGTTCCTGAGCCCATTTGATTGATACCCGACTTGATCGGTTTGGATCTTTTGGATCGCCGGTGATCTCCTGTACATACCATAAGCGGCGTTCAGAAGTGCAAGCTCTATAAAGTGGTCCCTCAAGATGCGTCGGGTTGCCAGCTTGGATAATCTTTGTTTCCTTCCCTGTCGCAAGTCCACCTTCCGCTGCGGCCATAACTGCATCGGGCATACCTCCTGATTCGTCAAGGATGAACATCAAGTAATCAGCATGAAGTCCGGCGAGAGTATTTGCTTGCTGCGTGCTATCAGCGGCGCGAGGCCATGTCCGGGCAGACATAAACCAAGTCTCGGGACTCGCGTTTGCCACGATACGTGTTTTGGTCCACGTGAATTCTTTCTTGAGTATTTCTGATCGGTCTTGCCACTTGAACATTTCTTTCCAGAGGTTATCGGAGAGGTTGTCAGATGTGATTGAAGTCGCAGCGATATTCGCGTAAGGCCGCGTCAAAAGGAATTGCCACGCGCACCATGAAAGAACGGCTGTCTTGCCAGGACCCTTGCAAGCCTTGAGCGCCATACGCTGATTGCCGTTAAAGTTTTTGAGAAATTCTACTTGCCAATTATCTGGTTGAACTTTTAACGCTTGGGTTACAAATAATACTGGATCGTAACGCCACCGCTTAAGAACTGCGGCTTCAGGACTCAACACAAAATTCCTTTAAAATCTCTGGAAGACTTTTTGTGAAGGTTACGGTTGTTGCCTGTTTCGGTTTACCAAATACGCGATCTTGAATATCTTGCGCCGCCGCTAAACGCACACCCCATGGAACTTTGGGATTATTTAGGAGCTTGTATTCAAACTCGAACGCATCTTGAGCCTTAGAAATCCTTGCTTCAACTTCCATGTCTTTGAGAATTGTTTCAGGATTTCTTTTTCGTCCTGCATTTTCTCTTTTTCCGCCACGAGTTCTAGGCGGAATAGGCATTAGATATTTTCCGTGATTGGATTTGATTCAAACAAAAAAAAGCCCCGCCCCTTGCGGGGCGAGGAACTGAGATTGACCCGGGAAGGTTTCTCAAGGTGATTGAGATATATGCAACAGTTCTCATATTTTATGAGAGGTTGCCTTCCCGGTAACTGACTATAGCTTACAAGTTAAATACGTTTTTTCGCAATAGTTTTTTAATTTACTTCTGTTGGTCCAATCTGTTTTGGCTGCTTAAGTCTTGGATCCGGCAAATACAAACCATTCATCATTTCGGCTTCTTGGCGTTCTTTGTCTTGTTCTTTTTGAATATCATCCGAATAACTTTTCATTCTTTGAATAGCTGCAATCGCATATGCGAGTACCGGATTTTGATCACCAGCTTTCCACGCTTTAATCAAATTTGGAATAGGCGGATGACAATCAATTCGCACAGAACCATTCCCTTCATCAACCAAAACTATTTTTATACGCATTATTTTTCTACCTCATAATCAACACAAGTTGAAGCACTAAGAATCATTTGTTCAAGTTTTTCACCTTTTTCATAAACACTACCTTCATAATGACGCTTCATACATTCGATTCTTGTCGAATCAAAACGATCAGTTGCAATCCAAAAATGTTCACAAGTAAAACAAGTTTTAATCATCAACTCGCCCCCTCATGCCTTCGTCTATCCGGCTCCGGCGTTGCCAAGATACCACGCAACGATTTCAAAACATCGTTAATGCGATTGGCACACGCAAAACAATACGCCGCCACAATCAAAAGATTCTTTCCTTTTGGATCCGGAAAATAATGCGTGTTCACTTGCCCCAAACAAAACTTGCCGTCTGTTGGTTTAAGAAACCGTCCGCATACGCAAAGCCCTTCCGCATCCATCAAATATTTTACTGCTTGCTTTTGATCTTGCGCCAATGGCACTTTTAAAACAAGTCTTGGGAATGACGGCATTATTCCCACCCGGTCCCATTACAACTTGGACACACATCACGATCTTCCCATTCATTATTCAAAACGTATTCCTTCCCGTTAAAATTTGTACACTTGTTCATAATTCCACCGGCACCAACACTTGCCCATTTGTCATATGAGCATGCTTGCGAATAATATTCTTAAGCCGTTGAATTTCATCCGCCTGATGAACCATCCTTCTCTCTAGCCAATCAATCCGAGTCTCAAGCGCAAGCGGCTGTTCTGGTTTTGGCGTACTATTCATCAACTTTTCCATCACTTCATCTTTGCGATTCAATTCTCCCATTGTCAATTCTCCTTTTTTAGATGCGCTTCCGCTATCACATGCAAACATTTTAAACAAACCCGGCGACAACAATCATACGTTTCCGGATTCTTATTTTTCTTTTCGCTTATGTTGTAAGTCGTATATTCAACCACAAACGGCCCATCATGCCTAAACCAACAGACGCGATTCAAAGCAAATGGCAAGCGCATCCGCAATCCGTATCGTGAGCCCCGGCGATATCCTGATTTTCGCAAGAATCACACATTTTCAATTAAGTCAGGATTCTCAAAAATGTTTCCAATAATTTCACAATCCTCATGCCTATAAATTTCCATTGAAGGATTATTTTTTCCATCTCTAAAAATAACACCATGCCATTTATGCTCAAATCCAGAATCATCTTCTATTTGAGCAGTTCCAATTTCAACGCGATATTTTTCGCCCATATCAATTCCATCTTTATCTAAGCAATGTTCCTGGATAATATCCCCTTCATAAATCTCCTTCCCATTCTTATCTTTGAGGCCAGTGAATTGCATGATTTTAAGAACAGAACTACGAGCAACCTGTCCGGTAACTGGATGGGCTTGAATTATTTCTTTATAACCAGGAATTGGAATCACATTCTGAATAATGTTTTCCCCATCCCACGCCCTAAACTTAATTACCCTCATTTATCTGTCCTCGCATAATCCTTAAAAACAATCCGTCCACATTCCACACAAACGTATCCCTCAGGCCGGCAAAGACGAAGCCAACATTTTAAATTCATGGTTTATATTCCGGCGGATAAAACATATCAGGCGGAAGACTCCATTGTTCTTGTCGAAGCGCCTCTAACCGTTTCTGCCACCCACGCGTCAACCACTTCTTACGCTCTAACTGAGCCACCCTCTTAACTCCAGGCGTAGCATGGACCGTGCGCATGATATATTCATGCTCATCCAACGACACGCGCCACACAATCCGATATTTTCTATTCTTAGTTTTGTCTCTCATCACATATCCATAGAGCGCATTCGCTTAACTTTCCGTCGCTCCAAATAACTGACCACGAATAAAAGTAACCACGCACCACCCATAATAATAGAAAAAATAATCAAAGCTCCTTTCGCTTGTACTGGCATCACACTCTCCTTGTATCAACTGCATTGAATTTATCAAGCTCTAATTCTTCAAACTTGTAAGGCCCGATAATATTCTGAATCCTCCAAAGCTGTATCTTTGTCACCGGAAACCATCTCTCGGCACGCTCGATATAAAAAAGCATCGTTTCGAAATGTCCGTTCTTTGCGTAATGTTTTGCTTTGTCTATATCGTCATCTCGCTTTCTCTGTAGAGTATTCATGGCGGCGGTATAGTGGCGCCGGTAATGGGATCAACGGTGGTGGGTGGTGGAAGATCAACTTCTGACGATTGGACATTTGGAACAACCACGGGATTCATAATAGCTGGCGGTGCATTGCCCGGGGTTTCTGTTGTTGATGGATTTGGGGCATCAGGTGTATCGGAAGTTCCACTCACGTCTGTGTTGACCGTATTAGTCTGGAACACCGCAAATAAATTAACAGGAAACAACATCAGAAAAATGGTTAGTAATTTTCTCATATCATCCTCCCTTTAATTATTTTCGTGTACTCACAATCTGGTACTGCAAATCCTTAATCTTAAAAACCGCCTCCTGAATATCCTGCCAAACGACTTCCAGCACATGCGGATTAATCATTTCGTTTTCCGCTTCCTCTTGAATGAGTAGCGTTGCAAGCTTAAGACTTGTTTCTATCCCAAGAAGTATCCGCTTCTCTAACGACATCCCAAGCGTGGATGTAAAATTCGGATCATTTGTACCGCGACAAACTCTTTGATTTTCCATTTACTTTTCCTCCCACCACGAAGTTTCTTTCTTGACTGGACTATTCAATTTCTTTAATTCCCATGGCGTCAAATTTCC